TGGTGCCCAGGCTGTAGACCAGGCCCCCGAGAGTGCCCACGGCGGCACCGACCGGGCCGCCCACCGCGAACCCGACGGCCGCCCCACCCAGGGTGGTCTCCAGGGTGCTGACCCACTTGTTCGACTCCTGCGCCCCGGCCGCGAGCCCCGCGATCCCGGCCCCGACGAGCCCCAGGCGACCGCCCAGCAGTCGTGCCGTGGCAGCCATCGCGCCGAGGGTGAGGATGACGCCTTGCACATTCCCATCGAGTTGGTTGAACCAACCGATCAGGACACCGACCTTGTCGATGATGTCGCCGAACCCCTTGACGAGCCCGATCGCCCAGTCCCGGGTCTGCTCGGTGTCGAGGGCGTCGATCAACTCGCCGATCTGGACGACGACGTTGCCGATCTCCTCGCCCATCTTCTTCGCGTCCTCGAAGAAGTCCTTCAGGATGTCCGGGTTCCGTTCGATCGCGTCGACCCAGCCCTGGACAGCGTCCCCCATCGACCTGAACAGGCTGTCCCCGGCACCCTTCCCGGCATCGAGAATCTGCTTGGTGAGGTCCCACACCGGGCCGAGGAACGCCCCCAACGCCTCGGCGGACTCGGCGGCCTTGGCGAAGAAGGTGCCTGCCTGCGGGGAGATCGACCACTCGGCGAAGTTCGCGGTGATCTTCTCCAGGCTTTCGAGGAACGACGTGGTGACCGGTTCCAGGGTGGCGAACAAGCCGAACAGTCCGTCGAAGGTGTTCCCGACGACCGTGCCCAGGGACTCCATGGTGTTGGGGAGGGTCTTCGACATGACCTCGACGAACCGCTCGAACCCGGGGCCGAACGACACCTTGGACACGGTGTCGATGAACGTGCCGACCGACTCCCCGACCACCTTGAACAACGGCCGGAGCCGCTTCATCGGCTCTTCCAGGTTCACCGCTGCGGCGGCGATCCCGTCAAGGATGCCGGGCCGGGCCGCGTCACCGAGGGCCTTCAACTCTTCCTTGATCGGCGCGAAAGTCTCCTTCAGGGACTTCTTCGCGGCGTCGTCCATGCCGACGAACGCGGCGGTGACCCCGCCGATGGCGAGGCCGAGGGGACCGAGCAGCCCGATCAGGGGTGCGATGGCGCCGACCAGCCCGAACGCGAGGCTGGACACCAGCGCGCCGACCGCCCCCACGGTCAGCCAGAGGGCGGAGGTCACGGTGCCGAGCAAGAAGACGAACCCGATCAACCCGACGGTGGCGGCACCGATCGCGGGCGCGATCTTGCCTGCGGCGGCCAGCAACCCCGAGAACCCGCCGCCCGCCTCTTGGAACGCGTGACCGATAGACGCGCCCCAATTCGCTATCCCGACCCCCGCCTTGGCGAACAGGCCAGGAAGCCTGGCGAGGTTGCCCATCAGGGAGCCGAAGAAGTTCAAGAAGTTGTTGCGGGAGCCCTTGCCGAACGCCCGGCCGACCGCGTCCCCCACCTCGTCCATCCGGTTGATGAACCGCCCGGCGGCGGTGCCCGACCGGTCCATCTCCTCGTCGATGTCGGCCAACGCGGTCTGCAACCGGACCGCGAAGTCGAAGTCCGTCCTGCCGGTCTTGGCGAAGTCGGCCAGGAACGCTTTCGCCATCCGCTCGCCGAGCATCCCGGCGGACTTCTCCAGGTCGGGGTACTGCTGCTTGATCCGCAGCACGATCCCCCGGGTGAGGTTGTCGCCGAACTGCCGCCCGAAGACCCGAGCCCGCTTCGCGCTGTCCTCAAACGACTTGTCGAGGCTCTCGAAAATGCGCTTGCGCTGTAACTTCGCCTCATCCTCGAAGCCGTCGCCCCACGCCTTGCCGTGCTCGGCCCCAGCCTTCTTGGCAGCCCGGTCGCCCTTCGCCAACTCCTTCTCGATGGACTTCGGCAGGCCAGTACCGTCGGCGAGAATCTTGATGTACGCCCGACCGATGGTTTCCGCCACGACTCACCCCTTCGGACTGGTGACCATCTGGTGCTGCATCATCGCGGCCATGAACGCCGAGCCCTCGATCTCGGCGACAGCGTCCATGGGGGCGGCCTTCTCACGGCCGGGGAGCGGTGCGGCGAGGTCGTAGTCGAACTGCTCGCGCCGCTCGTCCTCCATGTTCCTTACGCACCATCCGTAGACGAGCCCACAGAAACGCCACGGGCGTTCGTAGATGAGGTCGAGCGTCGCGTACGCGGAGTCGATTTCGCTCCACCTCTCGGCGGCGATGGCGTAGAGCCGGAGGACGGTTGCGTAGGGCGGGCGCCCCACTCCTCCACCATCCACTCGATGATGTTCTGTACCTCGTCGATGCCGAACTGGTCGCGGCGGTCCAGCAGCCTGCGGGTGATGTAGGCCGACGAATCTTCGTCGAGCACGGCGTCGAAGAAGTTGATGACCCCGGCGACCTGATGCGTCCATGACTGGGTGGACGAGATGGAGGCCAGCAGGATCGCCAACTGGCCGTTCGACGGCTGGAACGCCCGGCATTCCTGCCCGTCGATCTTGAACTCCATCATCTCGTCGGGGGAAACATCGACGGATGCGGCTGCGGTGGTGAACTCCTTCATCGTCATGGGCACACTCTGTCCCGCACTCCCCGGGGTGAGAAGTCCCCAAAAACCAGGGGGGTCAGAACTCGGCGATCGACGCGGTCGGGGCCAGGCCCCGGATCGACGGGTGGGTGCGGCCGGTGAGCCGCCACGCCTCGAACAGGAAGTTGTTGGGTTCCTGCCCGGACACCACCGGGGAGATCACCTTCGGCCCGTACTCATCCGGGCCGAACTTCATGAAGAAACCCTTCTTGCGGACCACGTGCTGCTCGCGGCGCACCCCGGCGATCTTCTTGCGGGAGAACGTCCCGGTCTGCGGGTCGCGGTAACCCCACAACGTCGTGTACGCCGACTCCGGGTCGCCGCCCGCCGCCCACACCCGCCGGGCGAAAATCTGCCCGCCCCGGCCCCGCACCGGGTAACCGGTGCCGCGCAGCACGTACATGGTGTGTTCGGCCTCGGAGGCGATGGTGCCGCGCATCTGCTTGACCCCGAACGGTTCGGCGTGCGACCAGATTCCGGCCCGCAACGCCCCGGACCGAGTGGGCGCCGACCGTTGGGCGTGCCCCTCGAAGTGCTCACACAGCAGGGTCATCCACCGGTGCACTTGCCCACCGGGCTTGTAGAGCAACTCGTCGAAGATGACGACCGCACCGAGGGAGGCCATTACGGCGACCACATGGTGACGTTCCACGCCCCGCCGACCATGCCGCCGCTCGGCCCCATCGGCGTGTAACCACCGATCATCCAGTCCTTCGACCCGACGCAGCAGGCGACGGCTCGTCTCATGCTCATCATGTCGGCGTACTGGAACTCGGCGGCACCGAGCAGTTGGGCTGGGGCGGGCGGGGTGGTGGCGGTCCCGATCGGCGTGCACCGCAGTATCCCCACCTCCACCTCGTAGCCGATCCCGGACGAGCAGTTCCCGGGCTGGTCGTTGGGGACGCCGACCCCGGAGGCCGAGGTGACGGTGATCAACCGCACCCAGGCCATCCCGCATTTCTTGGTGCAGTCCCCCTGGTACATGGCGGACGCGGCCTCGCCGGGGATCACCCCACAGAAGCACACGTCGGGGAGTCCGTCCGCGACGATCTGGGCGCACAGGCAGGTGGCGAGGTTGGTGAGCGCGTCGAACACCGGGTTGGGGTACAACCCGATAGCACGTGGCCTGTCGAGGACCGTCACCGGGTCACCCTGACCCTCGGCAGGTCGGGTGACCACACCGACGGTGCCTGCCGGATGCCTTCGGGATTCCATAGGGCGATGTACGAATCGACCTCACGGATTCCAGTCAGCCCGCCCGGGAACGCCCCGGTAGTGATCTCGAACGCCACACCCTGCCGGACCACCGAGGTGACTCCGTCGGGGAGTCGGCAGGCGTCCCCGATGCAGGCACGGGCGTACTCCATGGCGAGGACCGCACAGGCATACGCTCCCAGTTGATCGACTGGGTAGGAGTTCAGGTAGGTCACCGAGAACGTGCCCGGCTTGTCGTCGTTCAGGCTGAGGTCCTGGCACGTGGGCCACGGACAATCCCCCTGTCCGGTCCACACCAGCGTCGACCCATCCACCCGATAGTTCACCGGCAACACCAGTGCCCCATCGACCCACACCTCGTACACCTGTCCCACCGGGGCAGGGAGGTCCACCTCGCACAGCACGGTGCACGAGCACTCGGTGGAGCACCCGCACGAGTTGACCCACACCCCGGACCAGTTCGTCGGCCAGAACGCCCCCAGTGAACCTGACGATGCGAACCGGTCGTAATAGGAGGGCCATGAACCAGCGCAGCCTTTCTTGCAGGGGCGGACGGTGATCGGGCAACCGCCGACCCGGTAGCCGGTGAGCCGGTGCAGGGTGGACGAGGCAAGCGCGGTGGACCGTGCCTTGACGATCGGGTCGAGGGCTTCCCAGTCCTCATCGAAACAGGCCGGGTCGACCGGCCATTCGCAGCCGTTGTAGCCAGGAATCGGCACCGGTGTTGTGGTCATGACTCACCTTCCCACCTGTCGAGCCCCCGCCCCGGTATGGGACGGGGGCTCGTTCAGTTTCCCTGGCTCCTAGGAACCGGCCCCTGGCCCAGCCGCCCACGCGGTACCGGACCAGTGCGCCTGCGACCCGTCACCCAGCGTCACGTACGAACCAGCACCCCACAGGGTCGCCGGGGTTGCGGTCAGCGAGGTGGCGGACGCGAGGTCAGCGGGCGGGTAGGAGTTCGCCGGGGTCAACGTGGCTGCCCCACCGGACACTTCGGTGGCTCCGGTCGCGGCCGAACCGACCGGCTGGAAACCGCACTCCGGGTCGGGCGGCGGAACCGTGGTCAACTGCATGTGCAGGTGGTCCTTGGAGTCGATCGGCTCCAAGAGCGGACCCGCGTCGAACACGTCCGCGAGCCCGTTGTCGACCACGTCGTACGGGCCGGTGCCCCACGTGGACCCGTCCCGGCTGGTGGCACCGGACAGGGTGAAGTTGATCGCGTCGTTCGCCACCGTGAAGTCCCCCAACACCCCGCCCCGCAGGAACGGGATGAGGAAGTAGCCGTAGTTCTCGCCCGTGCCCGGCTCGCAGGCACCAGCAGGGACCTGCGACCACAGTTCCAGGGCGAACCCGGAACCACAGGCATCGACACCGGAGTTCACCCGGAACCCGACGGTCCCGCCGTCGGCGTCAGTGACAGGGGCCTGGCCGGACATCAGCGCGAACAGCGCCGGGTCGACCTCACAGAACTGCACCTCGACCGAGTACCCCGTGAACGTCGGGCACGGTTCGTCGAGAATGCAGGTCTTGCCTGCCGCGTTCTGCACGCTGATCGTGGTGCCCTCGTCGGTGTTGGCGGTGAGGGCCACGGAGATGAACCCGTCGGACACCACACTCGACTCGGCTCCCATCACCGGCGCTCCACACCCGTCGGTCTTGGTGACTCGCATCGAGCGACCGCGAACCAGACTGAAGCACTTGCTCTCACCTGCCATGACCTACTCCTTCTACTTCTTGGCCTTGTCCGCGACGCTCTTCGGGACGATGAACACGCCGTTGCCGGTGCGTACGAGGGACTGATCGCCGTGGAGTTCCTCGGCGGCGGCCAGAAGCAGGGTGGCGGTCTCGCCAGCGTCGTCGCCGTACTCGACCTCGACCTCGTCTTCAGCCTGGGGGGTGGACTCGGCGTCGTCCTTCTTTTTGGCGGACTCGGCGTCAGTCTTCTTCTTGGCGGGCATGGTTCACCTCTCGCTCATGGTGTGGGGTCCGGAATGTTGCTGATCTTGATGGCACCGCAGTCCGCCGCCACCACGTAGGCCCGTTCGACGAGCACGTTGACGGTGTTCTGGGCCATGTCCGGCGAGTCCACGATCACTTTCTCGCTCCGGTACACGGTCACGTCGCCGGTGCCGTACATCGAGTCACTGAGGTAACCGGTGCCGACGACCACCTTGGTGCCCTGCCGGGTGCTGAACTGGCCCGCGTTCTCTCGGAGTTGGCCGCCAATCAGCGAAGCCAGGTACGGGGACATGTGGATCGTGCCGAGCCCGGCGTACAAATCACCGAGGGCGTTCTCCATGAGCGCCAGCGCGTGTTCTGCCGACACCGCCGGACCCGCCTCGGTCCCCTCGCCCAGTTTGAGAACCTCGAACCACTTCTCCACACCCCGGGATTCACGCAGGTCGAACACCCGGGAAAGGTCGGCCTCGACATCGTGGGTGAGCGGCTTGCACTGTCCACCGACGTAGAGCGCGAACCGGACTCCGTCGACCAGGGTGGGGCCGTCGAACGTCTTCGCCGGAGTTTGGTCGGTGCCACACACCTCGGTCTGGCTGATGTCGGTGCAGTTCCACGACGTGAACATGTCGGTCGGGTCGAGCCACGCAAGACCTTCGCGCACGTCGGCCACGTCGAGCAGTTCACCTCTACGCCCGGTAGGAGTGGGGGCCTCGATCAGCGGTCCACGACCGATCTGAGTCTGGGTCATGCGCCTACCTCCTTCCGATGGTGGGGGCCGAAGGCGCTTCGGCCCCCATCACGAGAGGACTAGACGACCGCGCAGGTGAGGTCAGCGGCACCCGTGCGACCCGCGTTGCAGACCGGGATGTCGACGGCCACACCGCCGTGGCACAGGGACGCCACCGCGATGCCCTGCTCGAAGAACAGACCGGTGTAGACGTTGGTCGCCAGCGAGGCCGCGTCGTAGACCGCGTTGAGGTTGATCACGTCGGTCTTGCCGACCACGAACGCACCCGCCTGGTAGATCAGCGTCGGGATGGTGGCGGGCCAGTCGGTCGCGTCGGCCGGGAGCGGCTCCCAGTCGTAGACGAACTGGACGCTCATGTTCGCCGCCGCAAAGATCGCCGTGATGTCGCCGTCGGTCGGCACCCCGTAGCCGCCACCGTTGCGACGGGCCACGTCGGAGAGCAGCACGTCCCTGGCCCAGAACGGCTGGACCACTTCGAGGGCGCTGCTCATCGGGAGCCGGTACTTCTGCCGCAGGTTCGCGCTCTGCAACAGCAGGGCGTCCAGGGTGTCCGTGGAAGCGGCACCGAGACCAGCGGGCGTGACCGCCGCACCGAGCGCGGTGGCGATGGCCGCGATGACCTTCGCGTTCATCGCGTGCTGGTGGGCGACCATGGCCTCACTCAGCGTGGCCGAGACGAGTTCCGGGTAGGCCGCGTTGGTGAGGATCGGCACCTTGATGCAGATGCCGCAGGCTTCGAGCCGGACCTCCACGAACGGCGGGCACGGCACCTCGTAGCACGGCTTCGGGGTTCCGGCGATCGCCTGCGCCTCGGTCTGGCAGAACCCGGCCGCGTAGAGGGCGGCGAAGTCCGGACCCTTGGTGTACTTGATGCCACCACGGGCCATGTTGATCTCCGGCACCGACAGAATCCCGTCGGTGGAGCCACCGGGGCACAGGTCGTAGATCGTCTCCGAGGGGGCGCACCAGCCACCTGCGGCGACCAGCGAGCCGTTGGGGAGGCGGTGCTCGTCGGCAGCCCGGTTGAGGACCTCCATGTCGTCGGAGTGACGGTCGATCGTCAGGTCCTCGGGGAAGTCGACGGAGAACATGGCGACGCCGTAGTGCTGGAGGTTCTCGCTCTTGCCGTCACCGGTGGGCGTTCCGAACCCGCGCATCCGGTTGATGGTCGCCTGGGCGACCCGCTGCATGTCGTCGAGCCGGGAACCGGTGGCGAACTCGGGCACGTCGGCGGCGGCGGTGATGGTCACCGGCGGCTGGGTGTTGACGGGGACGGGCGGACGGGCCACCTTGCGGGCCAGCGTGGTCACCCGGCGGACCGGCGTCCGGACGGACGCGGCGATCTCTTCCTCCACGATGACCTCGGCCTGCTCCTCGGTGGCCGGGGACTCGACGGGCTCTTCTCCCTCGGGGGTCTCGGCCTCCTCGGGGGTCTCTTCCTCGGCGGGGGTCTCGGAGAACCGCTCGCGGAGGGCGGCGGCACGGCTGGTGCGGGCCTCGGCGGCGTCGAGTCGGACCTGCTGCTCGGCGGCGAGGGCGTCGATGTGGTCGGCGAGCGTCTCGGCTTCGTCGAGTTCCACGTCGGTGGGAGTGTCGAGACCAGCGAGGTCGTCGAATGCGGCTCGGGCTTCGGCGAGGTACTCCGCGAGGCGGGTGTCGTCGAACTCCGTGAAGTTGCTCAGGATGTCAAACACAGTCGGCTCCTACACATGATGATGTACCGGATGCGCTATGCGCGGACGCCGGGCACCAAGGCCACCGACTGACTTCCTGGTCGGACCCTACTCGCGGATGGGGGGTCTGACTAGAGGGGGGTTACTTCACGACCAGATTGGCTTTCACCCAGGTCGGGTTGTGGTCGGTGTTGTGGTAGGTCTCGTCGTCGGTGACGACGTTCCACTTGATGTCGGTCAACTTCACCGTGCCCCCGGGCATCCACATCGACTTGTCGATCTGGTTGTTCTGGTTCTCGATCCACTTCTGGGAGTCCATGAACTTCGGCACGTCCTTGCGGTTGAAGTCCCCGACCGTGATCACCGTGTGCTCGCCGTCGTTGACCCAGCCCTTGATGAGGTCCTGCATGATCCCGTAGTGCTGCTTCCACATGTCGCGGCGCCACGGCATCGGGTCCTTCGGTGGGGACGACCAGGCACCCGAGATGTAGTGGGTGTTGCAGTAGACGATCTTCTTCTCCGGGTCGTCCCGACGCGCCAGGCAAGCACCGACCACGAACCGGGGCGGGGTGACCTTCGCCTTGCCGCCGTGGGTCTTGACCTCCTTGGTCCACTTCACCTTCCACTCGTCGGTCTGGAACGAGACCGGGATGGCGAGGTCGTCGAACAGGTGGTCCCAGCCCTTGTCGAGGGTCTGTTCCAACGCCTTGTGGTCGGCGCCCTCCCCGATCTCCTGCCACCCGATCAGCCCGGCCAACGACCCGACCTTGCGGATGTCGGAGCGAACCTGATCGTCCTCCATGTCCGGGTTGTTCTTGATGTTCGCGTAGGCGAACTTCACGGCCTAGTCCTTCAACGTCTTCTTGGCCGCATTCCCGGCCAGGTTCAGGTTCTCGCTGCGGCCGTTGTCGTTGGACTGCTTCTTCTGCCAGCCCTTCTCCACCTCGTCCTTGACGATCTCCCGCAACTTCTTCCAGTCCTCGTCCTTCATCTCGTCCTCGTCTCCCAGGGGCAGGGTGACCCCGTTCAGGTCCTCGGTCCATCCGAGGTACTCGTAACCCCAGGTGCGCTCGGTCCAGGCAATGTCCTCATCGCTGACCCGCCCCGAGGACTGGCAATCAGTGGACCGGCACCCCTGGTGGTGGATGTCGGCGATCACGATGTGGCCGTAGTTCCCGCCCCGGTAGAACAGCGGCGCCCCGTTGGGTGGGGTCCGGTCACCAGGGTGCTTGAACCTCGCGCCGTTCCACGCCTCGATAGCGGAGGCGTACAGGGAACCGACCTCCCACCATGTGCGGACGTACTTCAGGCACATGCCCACCGAACAGGAGGTGGTGTTGTGGGCGTTGTCCAGTGCTTCGGCGGGCGACGAGGCGCTCACGATCGTTCCTCCAACCGGTCCTTGATCCGGCGGAACACGGCCAATGCGGCACCGACCCGCAACCGCAGGTCTTCGGTGTCGTGGTGGGTGGTCTGCTCGGGGTCGAGGTGGTCTCGCAGATCACGGAGCAGCGCAACGATCATCCCGACGGCGAGCAGGAGGACTGGTGGGGAGTCGTCCTGCCCGCCGGGGGGTTCGGGGGGTGCGGCGCTCACTTGGGTCGCCTCCCTGTCATCACGAACGCGAAGGCGAGGAACACGACCAGCGACACGACAACCACCCACCACACCGGATGCACCGGGATCACCTAGTCATTCAGTCGATCTGCCATTTGGATCAGCGGGACCAGCACCCAGGCCAGCAGCCCGAGGGCGATGAAGTTGATCCGGGTGAGCGTCACCGCAGGAGCGGCAACGGTGCCGTCCCGCCGAGCGCCTACCGGACCGTAGGAGGTGACTGCCGCGACCGCGAACAGCACCGCCGCGATGATGTAGAGGATCAGGTACAGGGTCCTCATCGGACCCGCACCCTCTCGCACTGCCGCACGATGTCACCGGCGTCGATGATGCACACGTCGCGCCCGAGGCCACCGATCAGTCGGTCACCGGGGGTTCCGTCGCGGCTGATCAGGCGGTCGTTGCCGAAGCCGCCACGGATGGTGTCCACGCCGGTCCCGCCGTTCACGATGTCGTTGCCACGCTGGCCGAGCATGATGTCGGTCTCCGCAGCCCCGAACATGATGTCGTTGCCACCGTGCCCGGCCATCACGTCGCGGCACGGGGTGCCGACCATGGCGTTGTTGGAGTGGTTGCCCCGGATCGCGTTGAACAAGTTGGGCGGCGGGCAGCCCGTCTGGGGCACGAACGGCCCAGGGGTGGGAGTGGCCGTCACCGTCACCGTGGCAGTCGCCGTGGCCGTCACCGTTTCGGTGGCTGTCACCGTCTCGGTCGGAGTGGGCTCCTCGGTCTCACCCGGCACCTGGCAGCCGTTGGTGAAGATCGACTGGTCGCCGTGGGCCGGGACCGTGACGATCTGACCGCTCTTCAACTTGAACTGGAACGAGGGCCAGATGTCGTAGGTGTGCCCACCATGCCCGTTCCCGTTGACGATCGCCTTGGCGTCGATGTTCACGGTGACGTACGGGTTGGACTTCGAGCCGGTGTGGTGACACACGTCGACCTTCTTGACCGGACCATCCTCCGTGGGAGAGGCGGTGGCCGTGGTGTTCTGGGTGACCCCGATGAGAACCGCAGCGATCCCCATGAGTAGTGCCGCAAGAACGGCAACGATGCGAGTTTTCATGGTCGGAGGGTAACCCGTCAGGCCGCTCGTACGGCGTTGTAGGAGCCACCGCCGTTGCGAATCTGTGCGGCCCGCGCCTCGACCTCGGACTTGTAGACCTTCTTCTCCCCCTTCGGGGAGACGTAGACGAAGTTCATCTTGGGGCTCGTCTTCTGCCCGCAGTTACACCCCACCGGTGCCTCCCATCCTGGCCGCCAACAGTTGCATCTTCTCTCGCCGGGCGTCGATCTTGCGGAGGTGGACGGCGACCGCCAGGGCGAGTTCCTCGGTGGACGCCTCCAGCGTGGCGGGCTGCTCGTCGTCGCGCATCACGCACCCGGCGGCGACCAGCGACACCTGCACCCCATCCTCGATGCCGACCCGGGGGACCGGGAACCCACCAGAGTTCACGGCCAGCGCGGCGATGAGTTCCTTCGGGTGCCCGTTGACCATCCGCCAATCCCCGGATAGCCCACCGGATGCCCGCAGCGCGTACCTCTGCTCGTCGGTAGCCCCGGGCCGAATCCACCCCGCCACCCAGATACCGATGTCATCCTCACCGCAGGTCACGTCAGCGACCACGGTGCAGGTGTTGTCGTAGTGCGCCATCGCCGGACGGGCGGCCCTCCGCAACGGGGCGTGCGACCCGTCCATGGTGATGTTCCCGACCGGGATCACCCCCGCGTCGGTGACCACCTCACCGGTGAGGAAGTAGGCGTAGTCGGTGTTCGACCGGGGCGGGTCGACGCACACACCGTCGAACCCGACGTGGCACACGCCCCACTGGGCGAGGTGCCCGAACACCCGACCGTCCTCGGTGACCGTGAGCGGGGTGGGCTTGTCCAGGTCAGGGTTCCTGAACCACTCCGACGGGGCACAGAACCCGGCACCAGCAACCAGGGTGAGAGCGGGTGCCGGTTCGTCGGGGATCAGGGACGGCTCCAAGCCGAGGTCCTCACTGGTCTTGACGAACGCCTCGCTGTCCACGGACGTGGGTCGGCCCGGCCACCAGCCGAGGGCGTCGTGGTGCCACTGGGCGCAAATCTGGTTCAGGTAGCCCATGTCTTCGGGGGAGTTGGCGGCGATCTTCTCGCCCACCAACGCCCGGCACCGGTTGAAGTCGCCGGGCACACCCCAGTTGATCTTGGCGTAGCCGGGCTGACCCTTCTTCGTCCAGTAGTCGTGCAGCCGCTTGGTGTCGTCGGGGTTGGTGACCCACCCGGGGCCACGTCCCGCCTCCACCTTGCTCCGCATCGCCTCGATCACCGCCCACGAATCGGGGAGGTCCACCTCGGGGCACCCGAGCGACGCCTTGCGGCGCTTGATGTGGGCCTTCACTGGGCCAGGGTCCTTGGCGCGGCCAATCGCCTGGATCGCGTTCTTCAGGTCGGAGCAGTTGTCGATCGGGTAGGACCCGTCGGGCATCGCCCGACCTGCCTTGGCGTCCTTCTTCCGCTCCTCGGTGGACACGTCCCGGAGGGCGGCAGCCTGCAACGCGGCGCACGCCTCCTCGTCGTACTTCGGCGACTTGGGGTCGCACACCTCGTCGTCGACCTTCTCCCACATGGGGGCGTCACCGAGGGAGACGAACGCCTCCGCGAACGCCGGGATGCCGACGATCGAGGCCCCGGAAATCCGGGCACGGGAGAACGACATGGCCCCGGCGTCTTCGTCGAACTCGAACTCGGCGTCGTCGGCGTCCACGCTCACCCCGTACCGGCCGAAGTGGGCGATCAGCCCGATGGCTTCGTCCGCTTCCGGGGTGTCGAGGAACGTGCCGCTGGCGTGCATCAGGTTGCCGCGCCGTTCGATGGTCTCGATGGAAGCGACGGTGATGGACCTCTTGTGCCCGTCGTCGGACTCCTTCTGCCAGGTCAGCGGCAGCGGCAGGTCCCGGAACTCCAGGCTGTCGGGGAGGAACTGGCGCTTGTCCCCGGACCACACCCCCTCGGGGGCGAGCACCCCGTGCCACGGGATCGGTCCGTCAGGACGGCTGACGGCCTCGGGCTCGGCTTCGGCGACGGTGGCGGTCATGGTTCCTCCTTGGGCCGCCTCGGTTCCTAGGACCGGGGCGAGGGTGCAACGGCAGTTGATCCACAGTTCGATCGGGGCGGTGGGGTCGCCGGGGTAGCGCATCGGGAATCCGGCCACGTCGAACGGTTCGCCGGGGGGACGTTGTTGTCCCTCGGTGTCGGTGTGCGCGTCCCGCACATCCTCGTCGTGCATGGTGACCCACTCCATGACCACGAACTCGTCGTCGTCACCGACAGCCTCCTGGGTGGCGGCGTTGAGGATCGCGGTGGACAACCACACCGACAGTCGGTCGGCGGTCGCCTCAGTGGGGTTCTCGGTTTTGTCCAGCGTCTCCCGTACGTCCTTGACGAACCCCTCGATACCGGGGGGCCGACCGGTGCCGCCCTCCCGGTGATAGGTGTCGATGTAGAGCCGGGTGACCTCGGCCAACAGGTCGGCGTACCAGTTGGTCGCCGGGTAGGTCTCCAGTGCCTCGGACACCTCGGGGTAGAGGTTCTTCTCCATCTCGGTCTGGTCGAGGCGCCGTTCGGCGGCGAACGTGACGATGTCGTTGACGAAGCGGATCATCCGGCCTCCTCCTCAGCGAGCCGCAGCCAGTTCCGCAACCGACCCCGTTCGTGAGGCTGGCGGCCTTGGATCAGGGAGGTGCAGTACGAGTCGAGCAGCGGGACCACGACCGCCGGGTCGCCGATCCCTTCCAGCACCATCGGGGCACACGACCAGGCGTCGTCGAGCAGTTTCGCGGTGTTGACCGGGGTGACGTACAGGTGGGTCTCGTAGGCGGGGACGCCCGGTGGTTTGGCAGTGGACTGGCGGAGCCGGTTCCCGGCACGTTCCAGCGCCCGGAACACCAGCGCCTCGGAGGCGGCGACCAGTGCGGACTCGGCTGGGGTGCGGGGCCGGGTGGGGTGACCTTCGAGGGACGGGGTGGGGCGTTCCAGCCGGGGAGCCTGGTTGGTGGTGACCGGGCCGAGGTCGACGCCGAGTTGGGCCATCGCGGCCTGCACCTGTTCGGGGGTGGTGGACTGGGTGGCGGCCTTGACCAGCAGCCAGGTCTGGAACTCCTCCTCGGACGCCATGTCTTCGAGGGCGAACCCGTTCTCTCGGAACAGGGCCTTCGGGGACAGCAGCCCCCGGTCGTACAACTCGAAGGCTTCCTGGGACCGGTCGGGCCGGAGCCGGAGCCGTTCGGTGGAGTAGGTGACGAACGCGGAGACGGACTCTTCCCCGTCGGAGATGGTGGGCCGCAGGTAACCCATGGTGAGCGCGTTGCACACCGTGTCCAGCATCGGCTCGATGTGCAACTTGATGGTGGACTCTTCGATCTGCCACGCACCCCAGTGCGACACCCCGTTGCTGTTGCCACCACCGGTGCCGCCGTTGCTGGACATTCCGAGCACCTGCTCGGGGGGCAGGTCCATGCCGAGCGCGAACCGGCGGATCGCCTCCACCCGCATGTCCATGGAGGCCGAGTCCAGGGCGGACCAGAACTCCAGCAGCCGGGGCTTGTCGATGGCGTCGTCGGGGGCGGTGACCACGATCGGGACCAGCGCGGACGGTGACCCTGGGTCGGCGATGGGGGCCATCATCGCCTCGGCCAAGGTGAGCATGAACTCGTCGGCCTCGTTGGCGCCGGTGACCTCGTGGCCCTCTTGGGCGGGGGGCTTGGGGAACGACATGCCCTGCGGCATCAACAGGATGCCCGCCCCGGCCAGGCGGCTGGTGATCTGAGCGAACACGTGCCGGGTGAGCCATTCGATCTCGGACAGGATCGGCAGCAGGGAACGGAACGGGGAGTCGGCTTCGACGTGCTTGCCGGGGGCGGGCAGCCAGATGCGGATGACCACGTCGTCTTCGGTGAGGTCGATCGGCGGCAGCCCGTTGCCGTAGTTGATCTGCCACTGGTCGTTGGCGACGACCTGCACTTCGAGGCAGGACAGCACTTCCCACAGGTCGCCGGTGATGGCTTGGCGGCCGATCAGGTAGCACTCCCCGGCGACGGTGAGGTGCAACCCGATGGCGTCGAGCATCTGGGTTTGGCCGTCGGGTCCGTTGAACAGGTCGACCAGGGCTTCGTAGGCGGGTCCGGAGTCCAGGGACTCGATGCTTCCTTCGCCGTCGAGTTGGGCTGCGGACAGCACGGCCCGGGACAGGGCGTGCCCGAAGAACCGTGCCCCGTACCGGGCTTCCCCACAGATCGCGTAGTGCCGGTAACACTCCCGTTGCCAGTCCTGTCGCTGGGAGTAGATACGGACACCCTTGCCCGGATAACGGGTCGACGAGGCGACTAGTGACTTTGTCGTCGGAATGGCGACAGCACTGGAGGGCTTTTCTCTGGGCACGTCACTCCCCGCAGGTCAGAGGGGTCCGTTATTCGGGGAGTGTAGACCTAGCCTTCTTCGGGCTGGTCGTACGAGACGAGGATCGCCGCGATGTAGGACCCCGCCCACACCCCGTTGATCACCCACCATGTCCAATGCAGGTCGCTGATCCATGCCCACGCCAGCATCCCAGCGGACAGGTACGGGGTCATGCAGTACTGACACTCCCACAGTTTCGACCACTTCGAGTCGTCCTTGTACCGGGCGAGGATGTGGACCCGCAACCACACCATCGGCGGGAGTTCGTCGAAGATGATGAGCCGGGCAGTGCGGGCTACGGACACCACGCCGACCAGGGTGGCGACCACCCATTCCCAATGGCTCACGAGTTCCCCCTGATGTTCGCGGTGATGGTCTGCCCCAGGAGGATGAGGGCCTGCTCCTCGGTGAACCCCTCGTCGACCAGGGCGACAAACATCTGACGCGCCGCGTTCGCCATCGCGCGCATGTCGGCGTTGGGTTCCATCTTGGGATCGTTCATCACACGGCCCGCAGGTGGGCGGGGCGGTCGACCCGGCGGGTGCGGAGCAGCCGGTCCGGGGACGCGATCTGGGCGGGCATCACGATCTTGGCGAGTTCGGTGCAGGCGTGCACCAGGGCGTCCACCCGGTTCGGGGACGACCCTTCGCCGGGCACCCAGGTGGTCTGCTCTTCTTCCAGTTCGGCGAGGTCGCCGGAGCGGCCGACGTGGAAGACCCGGCCCTTCTCGTAGAGCGCGACGATCGGTTCGGCACGCAGTTCCTTCCCGCGCCGGGACTCGGCGAGGATCACCCGGGCTCCGTTGTGGCCGGTGGATTCCAGCGTGTGCTTGACCATGTCACCGCCGTAGTTCTTCTCGGCGACGATGGCGTCGGCCTTGAACGTCTCGTACTCACCGTTCGCCCGACCAGCCCACCCGGCGGGACTGTACTTGCCGGTCGCGTCGGCGAACACGTACAGGTTGCGGTCGTGGCCGATACCGACGGTGATGATGCCGGTGTCGTCAGACTTCTTGTTGGTGGACCCGGCGGGGTCGACCCCCACCACCATCCGGATCATCGGGGGCGGGTCAAGGATGTAGTGGAACATCTCCCAGTTCCACAGGGCGCCTTCCACATCTTCGAGGACTTCGCCGTGGAGTTCCTGGCGTCCGGTGCGGGTGCCTTCGTACCGTTCGAGGATGGTGTCCCGGAACGTAGGGGCCAGGTTGATCAAGTTCGCGTAGGTGGACACGGTGTGGGTGATAGTGCGGGGGTCTTTCAGGAGGGTCTTCATGAACCCGGTGGGCTTGGGAGTGGTGGTGGCGACCACCTTCGGCCGCAACGGTTGACCGTTGATGCTCCGCTTCACCCGGAGACCGAGCAACAGGTTGTCCCAGCACTCGGTGGCGAGGTCCCAGTGAGCGGGCTCGTCGGCCCACGCGAACCCGTGCTCGGGGCCACGGAGCCGGTCGGGCTCCTCGGCGGAGAACCCCTGGCCGATGCACCCGCTGGGCCAGGTGAGCCGCTTCCTCGACGGCTCCCACAGTGGGCGCTTGCCGGGGGGTGCGGTCGCCAGGATGCCGGACTCTCCCTCGACCATGATCTCGCGGAGGTCGGGTCCGGTGGCGGCGATGAGCGCGACTCGGGGGGTGGCTTCCGATGCCCGGTGCGTCACCTCCGATCCGGTGCGGGTTTTCCCGGAGCCGCGCCCACCTTTGAGCAGCCACACCAGCCAGTCCAGCGACCAGTACGGGGGCCGTTGGTCGGCTCGGGCGTGCTGCCAGTCCCAGGTGTCGTGGGGGTTGCCGTCGCAATCAGGGCGTTGGCAGTAGAACGGCCGCCATGACGAGTTGGAGAACTCGTTCAGCAGTTCGACAGCACGGGCTTGGGACTCGGGTCGCCAGTGCCGGTATTCATCGAGGCCAACCTCTGGCACGTGGCCCGGTGTCGGGTCACGCATGGCAGACACCAGAACCCGCCGTGTAGGCGGGTGGCGTGGGCGCCAGGGCGCAGCAGAAGGCCGCAGCCACCTGCACACCGTTGGGTCCACCTGACCTTCGCCATGCCACAAGAATACCCTTCTGCCCCATTTGACTCACCTGACTTCTTCGTTGGTGTTGGCGGGGCCGATCGCCACGGACTTCCAGAACCTCGACATCGTGTGGTTGGTCTGGCCGGGGTCGAACAGGTGACCCGCCGGTCCTCGGGGCGGTGGCAACGCGGCGACCAGTTCGTCGTAGTCCAACCCGAGGTCCCGGGCCAAGGCGGCACAGGTCGCCAACTGGTAGTACACGGTGTTCGACGGCACGCCGGTCTTCAGGCAGGCGTCGTAGACCAGCATCGGCATGTCGGCCGAGGTGGTGAACTGCACCTTCGCCCGGAACTCATCCAGCCTGAATGGCATCGTCTGGCCCTTCGATCTCTCCGGCGATGATGTCGTACTCGACGACCTCGGGCATCTGGAACGCCACCACCTTGGCGACCCAGGCTTCCAGTTCGGCTTGCGACGGGTTGTGCACGACAACCTCGACGGGGGAGTCCAGCCCGAACAGTTTGCGGTGGTCGGCGATCACCTCCCGAGCCTTGGAGATGAACACGGCCTGGTCGGGGTTCTCGGGGTCGATGGCCTTGGGCCAGGCGGCCCGGATCAGCCGTTCCAGGCGAGCGCCCGCCAGCCTGCGCATCTTCTCCCGGTCGTCGGCGTTGGCGAGTTCGCGTTCCAGCGCCTTCTCGGTGGCGACCATGGCGGTGCGGGGGGTGGGGTAGCCGAGACCTTGGGCGATCTCGGTCCAGGTCGCCCCGGCGTACCGCATCTGCAAGGCGGCGTTGGCCTTGCGATTCCGAGCGCGTCCGGCCGCGTTGCCGGGGTCCTTCCACTGCTTCGTCGGTGAGGACACTCCGGTCGGGTCTGTGCTGTCCTGTTGCTGCACCATCGTTGCCTCCAACGCCTGTTCTACACGGTCTCAGTGGGAACCGGCGACGCCCACGCCCCGATCAGGGACCACACGTGCCACCGCCACAACAGGGTGGGGGTGTGCCACCCGGCGGCGGTCAGGTCCCTGGCGATCCAGGTCGGGGACGCCTGGTACAGCATCCCCCGCAGCGCCTTGGTCTTGGCGACCCGATCCGGGTCGGTGACCCCGGCGTCCGTCTTGTACTCGTCGAGGGCGGCGACCGCGACCTCTTCCCACCGGGGTCGGCGGTGCCGAGTCTTGGCGGCCACCAGCACGCACCCGGTGGGCTTGGACCTGACCCGGGCGTCGTGCAGGATGCGCACCCATTGGCCGGGGGGCACGAACTGGAGCAGCCACAGGCACACGGTCAGGTCGGCGTCGTGGTGGTCGAGGGTGCCGGGCAGGGACAGCAGGTGGGTCTTCGCGGACGGCACCCGCTGCTCGGCTTCGGCGAGCATCGAGGGGTCCTCGTCGTACAGGTGGTAGTCGACGGCCCGGTCGTGCAGGTGGGCTTGGAGGGTGGCAGCGGTGCGGCCAGTGGAGCAGCCGAGGTCAGCGACGGTGCCGCCGGGGGGAACCGCGAACTCGGCGACCAGACTGACCAGGCGTTGCACGTCGGCGTACCCGGGCAGGTGCGCGGCGACGTGGGTGTCGAACTCGGGGCCGAAGTCGGTGAACGTCCAATCGCTCATACCGGCACCTTCCCGAACATCCGCAGGTGCTCTGCACGGTAGTACCGGGTGGGGTCGGCGATCAGGTTCGCGGTGGCCTTGGTGATCTTGGTCCCGGTCTGGAAGGCGTGCTTGGGCCGCCACCCCAACCCTTCGGGGAGCAGGTCGTCGAGGGCGGTGGCGAGGACCGCTTTGGGGTGTGCCCCACCCTGGGTGATCTGGTCGCGGGACATGCCGAGGATGTGCCGGACCAAGGGGTCGTGCAGGAACGGCAACCGGGGTTCGATGCCGTGCGCCATGAACACCTTGTTGGTGCGGGCGAAGTTCTTCTTGTGCTGCCGGGTGAACATCTCGGACCGGTAGCCGAACCACCCGGAGCGTTGGATGCCGTGCCACCCCCACCCGTAGGAGCCGAACAGTTCGTCGGAGCCTTCCCCGGACAAGACGACCTTCACCCCGTCCCGGCGCATGGCGTCGGCGAGCGGGAGGCAGCCGAGGGCTATCTCGATCTGGGCCTTGTAGACCATCTCGGTGGCGGCGATGGCGTCGCCGATGGTGGCCCGGGTGGGTTCGGGGATGGGCACTTCGATCAGGGGTAGGCCGAGGTGGTCGCACACGATCCTGGACCACTTCAGGTCGGCGGTGCGCTTGTTGTAGAACGCGGTGTAGCAGGTGGGCTGGTAGCCGTTCTTGACCAAGAGGGCGAGGATCGCCGAGGAGTCGAGGCCGCCGGACACCAGGCAGGCGACCGGGGCGTCGGAGGTCATCCGGTCCACGGCACCGTCGGCGAGCAGGGCGGCGAGGTCGCCGTCGGGGTGGTCTCGTTCGCTGAGGGGTTCGGCCCAGGTGTGGGAGACCACGTCGGACCCGGTGATGGACAGGTAGGTGCCGGGTTCGACCCACCCGATCGTGTGCGGGTACACGCCGTGGGCGAGGAGGGCCTTGATCTCGGAGGCGTACACGATCTGGTTGGTGCGGGTGCGGCCCCAGTGCAGGGGGACTTCGCCGTAGTGGTCGCGGGCCAGCCACAGGGTGTGCCCGTCGGTCCAGGCGAGGGCGAACATGCCGTGCAGCATCGGCAGGGCGTCGGTGCCGTACCGGTGCAGGGCTGTGGCGACGACCTCGGTGTCGCCGGTGGTGCGCCAATCCCCGCCCAAGGCGTGCCGCAGTTTGTGCGGCTGCCACAGTTCGCCGTTGTAGGTGACCACCACGGCCCCGGTGTCCCAGGGCTGGTTGGAGTCGTCGGTGAGGTCTTGGACGGCGAGCCGGGTGTGACCGAGCAGGTAAGGGCCGCAGACCAGGGTGGCTTGGTGGTCGGGGCCACGGTGGGCGAGGGTGGACAGGTCGACGGTGGCGATCTGGCCGCCGATCAGACCGCACACAGGACCGTGTCCTTCAAGGTGGCGGCGACGGCTCGCATCATCGGGGGTGGCACGGCGCGGCCGAGTCGTTCCCACCGTTGGGCGTAGGTGCCGGTGAGGATGTAGTCGTCGGGGAACCCGCAGAGGGCTTTGAGTTCGCTGATGCTGAAACTGCGGGTCCGGTCGGGGTGTGGGTGTTCGGACAGGACGTGGTCGTCGGCGAGGGTGGTCAGGTCGACGCCGGTGTCGGGGTCGATCCTCAGTGGTGGGGCTCCGGTGAGGATGGCTTGCCGGATCGCGCGTCCGTGGATGCCGCTGGCTTGGAGGGTGGGCAGGGGCCTGGCGGCGTGGATGCGGTCCCATCGGGCGTTGGAGTTGCGAGGGTTGTGGGTCCACAGGCAGGCGAGGCGTCCGAGGACCACGGACATGGGCACGACGGGACCGGGGGTGGGGTGGGGTGGCTCGATGTCGAGGTCGTTGCGGACCCCGACGAAGATCACCCGGACTCGTTTCTGGGGGACGCCGAGGCGGGAGGCGTCGAGTTTGCGGGCGGCGACCCGGTAGCCGCATCCGGCGAGGGCGGCGTGGATGGTCTTGAAGTGGCCGACAGAGACCCCGGAGGCGAGGCCGGGGACGTTCTCGGCGACGAAGGTCTTGGGTTGGAGGGCGTCGAGGAGCCGGATGTATTCGCCGAACAGGTCGTCGGTGCGTTGGGTGGTGTCGGAGTAGCGGCGGACCTTGCCCCAGGTGGCGCTGGTGAGACCGCCGGTGGTGTAGGCGGCGCAGGGTGGGGAGCCGTCGAGGAGGTCGATCTCGCCGACGCTGAGGCCGGTGGCGGACAGGATGTGGCCGGGGGTGATGGTGCGGATGTCGGCGCAGTTGAGGATGGTGTCGCGGTGGTTGGCGGCGTAGGTCTGGGCGGCGGCGGGGATGAACTCGTTGGCCCACACCACGTCGTATCCGGCTTGTTCGTACCCGAGGCAGGACCCGCCTGCCCCGGAGAAGGTGGACACGACTTTAGGGTTGGGCATTCCCGTTCCATTCGTAGCCGCAGGCGGGGCAGGTGTGGGCGGTGGGCAGGTCGGGGGGGATGGTGGCGAACCCGGCGTGGTCGAGGCGGGTGACGAGTTGCCGGAGGTCTTCGAGGTCCTGGTCGGCCCACCCGGTGCCGAGCAAGGTGTCGTCGGTGGCGATGGTGTCGAGGAGGGACAGCAGGAGGTTGTCGTCGTAGGTGCCGAGTTGGGCGGATCGGTTGTCGACGAGCAGGATGCGGCGGGCGGTGGCGTCGTCGACATCGAGCCAGACGACGGGGACCTTGTCGGCGCCGAGGGACAGGAGGGCGGCCGTGGTGTGGTTACCGGCGAGTAACGTGCCGTCTTTGCGGGCGTAGACCGGACGGTAGAGGCCGTTGATCTCGATGGAGGTGGCGATCGCGTCGGTGTCGCCGTTCCAGGGATTGTCGGGGTGCGGGTGGACCTGGTCGATGTCGACCAGGAGGGGGGCCAGGGATTCGTGGCCTTGGGCGAGTCCGCCGAGCGGGATCATGGT